GTCTTTGAGAAATATAAGCATCTAGCTTACATGATGTTCTTAACTGCAACTCTTCTGTAGTAGCGGTTGCTGTTAACTTGGAGTCTGCCAAGTCCTTGATTGAGTCCTTCAGCAAATGGGTTTGAAACAAGACCATATCTTGTCTTAAATCCGATTTTTGGCTGGAAGGTGTTCTCCCCAACTGCACGAACCATCTGGAGTGGAACGTATGGGCAATAGAACAGTCCTGCATCATAAGGTGAACCACCTTTATAACCAACAACATAGTACTGGTTGCTGCCTTGAGCAAGACCACCGTTGTTAGCTGCTAAGTTAGCAGAATATGGGTCAATGTAGACCTTGTACTTACCTTGGATAGTACCAGCAAATGTATTACCAGTATCATCAACATTAAGGTTAGCATTAAGAGCAGGTGTGTAATCAAGTACACCAGCCATTGTCAATGCAGAAGCAACGTCTGCAGAGCACATGATAATGTTACCCTTTCCGCGACGTGTTCTTTGTGCGATTCTATTAGCATCTCTTTCTATCTGGAAAAGAAGTCCCTTGAACTTCTCAACTGACCACCTACCATTGGAGTCAATGTCTAAGTCAAATATACCAGCAGCAGCTGTGTTTTCTACAGCACCCTGTTCAGCAACCTTATAGATTGTTCTAATGACTTCCCTGTTGATTTCAGCAAGGATTTCAGTTGAAAGGATGTTAGCAAGTTCAGCTTCTGCATTCAAGCCATGAATAGCCTTGAGGTCTTGAGCAAGCTCTAGTGAGTACTCAGCCTTGAGGGCTCTAGACTTAGCAGTAACAGTGACCTTCTCAATTGAGAATGCCATCTGGTTAAACATGTTACCAGCAGCATCTCCAAGAGCTTCGGAGTCACCTGTAACCATTCCTTCACCTGTGTTATAGGCTGCTGAAGTAGCAGATCCTACAGGGTTAAGAACAGCAGGGTTAGTACCAGACTGTGAAGTTGTACCTAAACCAACTCCGATATCTGTGATACCAGATGTTAGATCATTACCTGAAGACTGTCCAGAGAATGCTGTATCTACTTCATCAAAGAATGTCTCTGAACCTGATTGATCCTTATACCTGGATCTCATTGCAAAGATTAGTCCAGTAGGACCACTCATTGGTTGAACGCCAGCTAGGTCATAAGCAACTAGGTTAGGCATTGAACGTCTAATCAAGGAGATTAGAACAGGGTCAAAACCAGCAGTTGGACCACCAGCAGCAGAACCAGCACCAAATCCACCAGATCCACCAGCAGCGTTACCACTGTTGGTTGGTGATGCTTCAGTTATTGTTCCACCTTGAGAGAATGATTGCTCATCTCTTAAAAATTTTTCTTGGTTTTCTAACAGGACAGCGGTTACAGCCTTACGATGTGGATCTGTAATTTTGTCAACACCTTCTGCTTCAAGCAGAGGAGCCCACTTTTCCTGCAGATGTTCAGCATTGAACATTTGCGTTTACCTCTTTGTGTTTTTGTTTGATTAAAATACTAAAATCATTTTTTAGCAACAGCGTGCAATGTCTTAAGATAAGAAGCCATTGAACCAGAAACATCTCCCTGGCTAACATCTACTGTCTCAGAAATTGTCTCTCCTGTAGCCTTTGGAGTGTTACCTGGGAAATAAGATTCCTTCAGTGTCTCCAACTTTCCACGATATTGACCTTCACTTTCAAACTCTACACTTTCGGAAAGTGAGGCGAGCTTTTCTTTCTGAGTAGCAGCAAGGCCATCAGAAACTTGATCCAAAATTCCACTAGCAACTGACTCACCGAGTCTGCCATTAAGTGAAACATTCTTCTCTATTTGCTCGTTGAGCTTGGTCTCCATGTCATCTAGTTTTTCTACCATGCTTTCTAGCACATCATATTTATCATCAGGGATTTGTACATAATGTTCTTCAAAAAGACTCTTCATTCCACCAAGGAATGATTCAGTCAATTCTGTTTTGAGTCCATGCTCAATAGCAAGTTCGTTTTCAACGAACCACTCTTCTGAGACATACTCAAGATAAGCATCAACTCTTTCTGCCAATTCAGACTTAGTTGACTCTATCTCTTCTACAAGTTTTTCATCAAATTTAACTTGCATGTCC